GAATGTGTAACCGCTTCCCGCGCCCCAGTTGCCGTTGCCCTTTTTACGGGTCTTTGTCCAGAACGGGGTGGAGCTGCCGTAGCCGCTTTCAGAGGTGACGATCTCCGTTGCGCTGATGATCTTCTCCACGATTGCCACATGGCCCGCTCCGTCAGAGCCGGACAGGGTTGCGCCCTTGCGCCACACCATGCAGGCACCCAGCTTCGGGGTCTGGCCCACTTCAAGGCCACCGGCAAACTGGATAAAGTTTTCAGCGTTCACGGGACGCAGATACTTACAGCAGCCATACCCGCCGATCTCGTTGAATCTGCCGTATGCGTAGCCCACGCAGTTGGACAGCACATTGCAGGCAGCGTCCACCGGCTTGCCCTTGATCGCGTCGGAGTAGCCGCCGGAACTCTTGGTGATGTAATACTTGTTGCCCGCCTCCGGCCTGGTCAGTCTCGGCTTGTAGGTCGCGCTGGCCTGCTCCTTTGGGGCAGCCGCAGCGGCGTACTTGTCGTAATACTTCTGGCCGTAGGAGGCGCGCCGGGTCTGCGCGCTCACGCTCTGGTCTGCCGGTCGCTCAAATTTCAGCAGCACCGCGTCCGATGCCTCCCGGACACTGGTTGCGCATTTCAGCACAGACAGCACAGCCTTGTAACCCTCCTGCATTTCTTTCATCAGGAAGTCAAGCTGCATTTCCAGATCGCCAATGCTCTTTCCCGCCGCCTTGGCAAAATTCAAAAGGCCCTGCTTCCGGCTCCAATAAGTCCACTGGGCAAGGCCGTAGCCCGCCGCGTCCTTGATGAAGTTTCCGTAGATGCCTTTGTCTACCGCCACAGTGTACTCCTCGTCGGTGTACCCCAGCGACTTTTCGTATGTGTTTTGCAGATTGTTCGGCACAAGGCCGCTTTCCGCATAGAGGTTTCCCATCAGGCCAGCGATGCCGTAATCATTCAGCCCCGCACCTTTCAGGTAATTCCAGATTTTTTCCTCGTTGGTTTTGCCTGTCAGCATATCATTCCTCCGTTATTCCGTGAAGATCACCTGGGCCAGCGTGGTAACGGCTTCGATGCCGTATTTCTTTTCCCACTTGGCCGCAAGCCGTTCAAACAGTTCCAGCTTCTTTTCCGCCTTGGCTTTCCAGAAGTAAAAGCCGGTGGCCGTGCCGGTAACTGCGCTGTCAGCGCCCAGCACGACAGCCAGAGTGGCCATATCCCGCTCCGTAAAGAACAGGCCGTACAGCAGCGCGATCAGCAGCAGAATGAAAACGCTCCACGCAGACAGCACCACTTTCTTGGAGCATCCCATCCGCCGGTTTTTCGTCTGCTTCTTCTTTGCACTACTCATATCAACCGTCCGTAATGTGGGGGTGGGCGTGTTTATTCAGATGCTTGTCCAGCTTGTCCAGCGCATCTTTGCACGGGCCGTTGCACCCCTGTTCCACAAGTCCCTGCAACGCACCGCGCAGGCCGTAACAGATCAAGGTCTGTTCCTCCTGAATGGCGTTGATGAACTCGGTTTGCTTCTTGTTGGATTCGATCACCTTGTAGACGGCGATCACCGCCGTAACAAGGGCGCTGACGGCAGCCAAAAGGCTGGCCGCCTTAATGATGGTGTTTGCGTCAATGTACATCGGGGTTTATTCCTCCTGCCCCACGGGGCAATTCAAGTTGTCCGGCAGCTCGTCACCGCCGACAACTGCGCGGTACGCCTTGTCGGCTTCCGCAATTTCATCGCGCCCGGTTTCGGTGTCGCCCAATTCAGCAAGGCGCATAGATAAAACCTTGATCGCCCGCGCCTGAATCTCCGTCACCGTCTCCAGCTCCTGAATGATCTGCAAATGGCTCACGCTCTCCCTCCTCTCGCAACCTCGCTTCCGCTGCTTTCTCCATTTCCTCACGGTAGATTTCGTTCAACCGCCACCGCAGGCTCGCACACTCCGTATGCTTTAGTAACCCCCTGATGCTGGCAACACGGCGGCCAAAGGCTTCCTTGGTCATGTCACCGGCAGCATACAAAGCACTGATCTTGCGCACCTCCCGTTTGATTCTCCGGGTGGTACTCTTGCGCAGCTTCATGTGCGTGGGCCATATCCGCACACCGACAAACTCAACGCCCTGTCTGATCGGGCGGATGCTGGTTTTGCTGTTCAGGTCAAGCGCCAGTTCTTCCCGCAGGAAAACTTCTATGGCGTTCTTCCACTCATGCAGCGTTGCCGCGTCCGGCCCCAGGATGATGATGTCGTCCATGTATCGGACATAGAAATGGATTTTCAGCTTATGCTTGCAATACTGGTCAAGCTCGTTCAGATAGATATTGGCAAATAGCTGTGATGTCAGGTTGCCAATGGGCATCCCCACATCGTACTGCCATTCCTCCGGCGGTGTATTGTCCGGCGTTCTGCCTCGCGGCAGGCCGAAAGGCTCCGCCGTGCTGTTTACTACCCGCCGTATAAAGTCCATCATGTCCGGGTCTTTCACCCGGCGCGCCAGAATCTCCAGCAGCTTTTCATGGTTTACCCGGTAAAAATACTTGCTGATGTCCAGTTTCAGGTAATACCAGCCCGGCCCCGGCTTGCGCTGCACCTGGCACATCCAGTATTGCAGGCGCTTTGCCGCCCGGTGGCTGCCCTTATTCTTCCGGCAGGCGTAGGAATCTTCGATAAACAGCTTGTCGTAGATCGGATTCAGGTACAGATAAAGGCACCACTGCACGATTCTGTCCGGGTAATCCAGCGCCATGACAAGCCGCTTCTTCGGGACATAACCCATATTTTGCGATACGGCCCCAGTTCATAGCTTCCGTCCATCATGTATTGCTGAACGAGCAATAGATTGTCCTCCAGCTTTGCGGTAAAGCCCATGATCTCCGGCCTGTATCGCTTTCCTTTGCGGGCGTTACGGTGTGCCTCCAGCAACCACTCAAACCCGCATATCGTGTTCCACGCGGCATCAATCACCGCGATTTGGTTTTGCTCGCTCATGCTATCTGTGCCTCCGCACAGTGCCGTGTGTGGCGTTTCCGTCTCCACGGCATTTCAGATTTTATCCCGCATTTCGCAGGAATGGAGATAGGCCCCTTTTAGTCTGCGCACCGATGAAGCCCCGTAAGGCATCACCCACTTGTCAGGCGCAGAGCCACCGCCCCAAAAATGGCGTAGCACAGACGAAAAGCGGAACGACCGCCGATGTTGCCGTTGGCATTCGACCGGGCATTGTTCAGGTTGGAGTTGAACACCCCGGCGTTGGCCCCATTGTTCCAGTTGCCGCCGCGAATCAGGCACCGCAGTACGGCCTATCCCCAACAAAAACGGCCTACCGTCGGATGGATTCAATGTACCGCCCTAACAGTCTGCCGATTTCGTCATTGTAACGCGCCCACACTTCATATTGGTGGACAGATAAAGGCGGGGCAAACTTCGCTCCGCTACACTCTTTGTCCGCCGCCAACCTCACGAGGTTGCGCATCCAGTCCAGTTCCACATCAAGCTCCTGCGCCGTAGTCTTGCGGTAGTATTTCTTCTCCAGCTCCACGGCCAGATGATACATCCGCAGCATACAGGTACGCATATCGTCGGCAAGATCACGGTCTTTCCGGCTGAATTGCTTGGTAAGCGGTCTGCCGTACCGTATCATTTCGCCGATCTTCTCTTTCAGGCGGAACGGCTCATAGCTGCTATTCGGTGGCATATTACTCTGCATCGCTCCGTTCACCCCCTTTTACAGAAAATTATCCTGAAAATTCGCCCGCGCACAGCGCGGGACTGCGTTTGTCCGTTGCTGTGCGGGGCGAGTTTTCCTTGATGTCTCGCTATCGCTCGACAGTCAGTGATTCAGGACGCAGTGTACAGTTAATCAATAAAAGCGGAACGACCGCCGAAGTCGCCGCCGGCACTCGACCGGGCACTGCTCAGGCTGGAGTAGAACACCCCGGCGAAGGCCCCATAGCTCCAGACGCCGCCGCGAATCAGGCACCGCTCCGCTTCGCCGTTGTTGACATAGAAGTAGTCACCGCCGTAGGTGGTGTCAATGCCGTCGCCGGTCAGGTCAAGATCGGGCAGCATAGCCAGGGCTTTCAGCAGCAGCTTGGCCGCGTCGCCGATGGTAGCATCAGCGGTCACGCTGGCAAAGGTACAACCGGTGGAGGTTGTCGCAGCGGAAATAGTGGTGCTGTAAGTCCACTTGGAGCTGGCATAGTTCAGCTTCACAGTGCCAGCGGTGGTGCCGTTGCCGTCGGGAGTAACCAGGCTGCCGTCCGCAGCGTTGATGGCTTTCCACGCGGCACTGGTGGCGCTCAAATCAGCGGTGGGGTCGCTGGCGTTGTTATCCTGGAGGATTTGCAGCTCGCCGTACACCAGACGCAGGCCGGAACACCACTCCCAAACATTTCCGTTCATGTCCCAAATGCCGGACAGGGTGCCGTCGTGGCTCCAGGTGACGGGGCCGGTGCCTGTGCCGACGCGCTGGATTCCGCCCTCGCCGTCGCGGGCCATGCTGGGAATGGCCTTGTACAGCGTTTCGGTGCTGTCCTTGCCATAGTTGTTGTTGCCTTTCGGCTCGGTGCCGTTCTTGTGACACCACAGGGCGATGGCTGCCCACTCCGCAGCGGTGATCTCATGGAACTTGCCGCCCTTGGCGCGGTTGTAGCTCACAAAGGTATCGAGGCCAGCGGTGTTACTGGGATCTTCGCCGGGCAGGCTGTATGCTCTGCCGTTGTAGTGATGGGTCTGGTACTTGCCCACATAGAAACCGTCGATCTCCACGCCGTTGACGCGGAAAGCGGGGTGTACGCTGGTGTCAGCAGTGGACAGCACATCGCACAGACGGAACTTGGGAATGTAGACCATGATGCTGGGCATTTCCTTGTCGTCGTAGATCATGTGGTTGTTGGGGCAAACGCTTTTCAGCGCCATTTCCGCCATATCAAAATTAGCCATGTCGTTTCCTCCTTAATGGATGATGATGCCGTCGATGGCAAACAGGTACAGGGTCACATCGTCGGTGTTCAGGGGCAGGGGCGTTCTGATAACGCCAGGCTGATTCATGCCGCCGTTCTCGCCGGTGTCCTCCGCCATAGTGGCAGGGGCCTCCGTCTCCTCATACTCGCGGGCGGGGATTTCCACCTGTGCCACATAGTAACGGCCACGGCCCATCATCAGGTAGCCGTCACTGTCTACCATGATGTCGCGGGTCACGGGGTCGTCTTTCTGGTAGCGGGCCAAGTCGATGGTCAGCGCGCCTTCGGCAAACTCCAGCTTCGTGCCGTTCAGCTCATAGTCGATCTTGCGGCCCTCGTTCTTTTCAACGATCTTCATAGTTGGTCACTCCTCCTGTGTTAATATCCAGCTACGCGCTGGTCAGTCATGCCGCCGCTGACGCGCACCGCCACCTTGACGACGGATGCGCTGCCGTCATGCAGCAGCTTAAAGCCGTTTCTGGCCCTGTCGAGAACGCGAATGTCGCCCAGTCTGCCGCCGCTGTAACCCAGCACGGCAACCTCCACGCTGTAATTCGTGTTCTCACGGAGCTGCACAAGGGCGATGGTGTTCTCCTTGTTGTTGAACGGCCATTTAAGGCCGGTCTGCGCCAGCGTCAGGGTGTGCAGCTCGTCCATGATGTTGTAATCTTCCTGAATCTGCTTAAAGGCCATGATGGCGTGGGCAAGGCCCGCGTCGCTCAAACCCCGCTCCAGATTGTTGAAGTGCTGCTGGTCAAGCAAAGTACCCTGCTGGATAACATTGCCGTCCTGGTCGGTCACATGATCGACCCAAAAGGTACGATTGTAAGCCATGGTGATTCCCCCTTTCTGTTATTCCGCTTCGATCAGCGGGAATGTGAAGCGCAGCAGCGCCGTGTTAATGCTGCTCCGGCGCAGGCTCACAGTCTGCTCACCGGCCAGCGCATCATTGTTGTCGTAGACGCGCACCCCGGTAATGGTGTCAGCCGCCCCGGAACTCGGCACATTCACGAACACAACCACATTCTCGCCGATGATCTGCTTGCTGTTGATCTCGCCGTTGTGCCAGCTCCCGTTATTAAGCTGGTACTGGAAGCGGCTCACCGCGCGCAGCAGTTCGCCCCTCCGGGCATCCAGAAAACTTTTCTTGAAAAAGGCCATCGCCCTTGTCCTCCTTTCCCCGTCGGTTTATGGCAGCGTCCCGCAGCAGCTCACGCCGCTTTCGGACGGTGTACCAGCATAGGCCGCCGCGACAGCTCCGCCGCCGCTGTACATTGCACCGCAGACGGAATATCCCACCGTTGAATCCTGCGGCAAGGTGCCGCACAGCTCCGGCGACACAGCAAACGCTTCCGGCGCGCCCGCTACCGCTACCGTCCGGCCTCCGCTCCATCCCAGTGTTGAGATTACAGGCCGGGTGCCGCAGTAGATCGTCCCACACAGAGGCGGCTTGATCGCATAGACCGCGACCTTGGCCGCCACCTCGATAGCATGACGCACCTGGTAGCTCATGCTCTCCAGGTGCGCACTGTATCGCTTGGCAGTGGTCAAGCGTCTTTCGATTTCTGCCTGACCGTGAATGTCGATGGTGTTTCCGGGGCCGGTGGTGGTAACATCCACATTCAGCCGGAACAAGCCCGGCTCTCCGCCCCAGTCAAACCATTCCTCCAGCGTAGTTCCCGGATAGATGGCATCCACCTGGGACTTCACCGCGCCCACCGTTCCCATCGTCCTGCGGATGGTCAGCGCCGTTTTCACGATGCGCCGTTTCTGTTCGATGCTGTACCCGGTGTCGTACCAGTCGATTTTCCAGTTGACCGCCAGGGCATCCAACACAGGCTCCGCCGCCGTGTCGATGGCCGTATAGATTTGGCTGCCGTCGATATGCTCCAGCGTCTTTTGGTGCAGCTCGCCCAGGGCCTCGGAAAACGCCCTGACCCACGGCTGTTCCGCCACGATGCGGGGCAGGCCGTCAACGATGCGGGCATCTTTCAGGCTCTTAATCATTCTCCAGCCCTCCGTATGTCACGGTCGCGCCGGTACACTTGGGCAGCATGACGCTGGAAACAGTGATGTCGTCCGGTGCCGTCAGCTTGACGCGCTTTGCCCCGGCCTCGCGTAGCCGGGCGATCAGCTCCGTGGGGTTGATGTCCCGGCCCAGCTTTCTTTGCCAGGTCTGGAAGTCAGCCACCGCCGCGCCCACTTTGGCCTGAATCTCGCTGACGCTCCGCTGGTCGCTCTCACCAATCCAGTAGGTCACAGCGATGGAATACTCCAGCTCCTCCGGGGCCAGGCAAGATACCTGGTCACACAAGGGGCGGACGGTATCGGCGCTCAAATGAGCTTCCATAGCGGCCCGCTCGGTTTCGTTGGGCAGGCGTACCCCTGTCTCGTCCTCGATGGTGAAATAGACATTGACCACACACGGGGCCGGACTGTCAATGCGGACATCCGCCACATCGCTTCGCCATTCCCGCGCATGGTATTCGTAGGCATCTTTCGGCCCAGCGCAGCTATAAACGCTGGGGGCCAGATAAATGCGCCGCGTCAGGTCGTCGTCGCTCTCGGTGTCGAGGCCGCCGGTGGACTGGGTGATGTTGGTAACGCTGGCGATGTACGGGATGGGGTCAACCAGAATATTGACGCTGCCAACAGAAAGCCCGTTGCTTCCCGCTCCGGCCTCCTCCGCCTGCACCATGATCTCAATGCTGGTTTCTCCCGCCGCGATCTCGGCGTATTCCAGAGTGTTGAAATACTTACCGTCCTGCGTCTTGACCCGTGTGCCAGCCGGTACGGCCACCACCTCGGCCCGTGCCTCGGAAAGCGTGAAGCGTTCCGTTGCCGTCGCCTTGGTCGGCTCCTGCCGGGTAACGCCCACCAGAGCGCCCAGGGCATCCAGCGCCGCGCCCGTGCTGGTTTTCAGCAGCTCGGCCCGGCCCTTGGCATCGGCATATTGCATGGTCTGGTACTCGATCAGGCTGAACGCCTTGATAAGCAGATTCTTGGCATCTGCTTCGCCCAAATCAGGCTCTTTCCCGGTCAGGTTTCGGTAAAGTCTGATGTAATGCTCACGCAGTTGTTCTTCCGTCTCCTGCAAGGTCATGTTTTCGATAAAGCTCAATTCCGGCGTGTTCGCCAGTTCAGCGATATTAGACAATCTCGATCACCACCTTTGGGGTCATATTTCCATCCGGCGAATTACCCGCCGACCACTCCACGCGGACAACCCTTGCCCGCGGCTCATAGCGCCGGGTTTTTCGCACATACTCCGCCGCAAGGAGGGATTGCGCGTTTGCCTGCGGCGCGCTGACGGCATTGATGTCAATGCCAAAATCCCGATCAAGCGCCTGTTCGCCGGTCTGCGTTCCGTACAGCACAGACAGGTTGCGGTAAATCTCCGCCGCCCGCTCGTCGTCAACGCTTCCCGCCACGATCTCGATTGCCGGGTCTTTCACATTCAGCATATCCGCGCCACCTCCTTACAGGTATTCTTCGATGGTCAAGCTCACCTTGCACTCAACCATCGTGCCACCATTCAGCACCACGGCCCACTCGTCGCTGATGTCCGTGATCTTGAACGGGTTTGGGGAGATCGGGGAGCCGCCGATAATAAACCAGTCGGCCCGGTTGCTCTCCGCCATGTTCTGAAAATGTTGCAGCGTACTACGGGGGTTTACTCCGTCCTGCGCCCGCAACAGAAGATCGTAGGTGTATTTGCGCAGCTTCGGTGCAATCCACTGGCTGCGCGCCTTTTGCCCGGTGCGGCTGTGGGTGGCCCACTCGCTGCCGGTCTGGCCCTTTAGGTTGCTGGGGGTCAGGATGCGCCGGTTGCTCACCGTGAACGACCGGCCCATAAAACTACCTACTGCCAACGCTATACCCCCCTTACTTGTTAGGCGGCCCGCTGCCGCTGTTCTTGTGCGTGTGGTTTACCAGGCTCACGCCCTGGATGGTCAAATCGCCCGCCGCCGCGCTGGCGGTGATCTCCGGCGCGGACAGGGTGATCTTGGTGGGGCTGGTCACATCCACATCCCCAGCCTCGCTTACAGTGATAACCGCGCCGTTGATGGTCAGCTTTGCTTCTCCGCCCTCGATGTTGAACTCCAGCCCTTTCTTGGCGGACAGGTCGAACTTGCCCGCTACATTCAGGCTCATATCGGCTCCGGCTTCTACGCTGACAAATGTTCCCGCCTCGATGCTTACCGCCGTACCGGCCACAATGCCCACACCCGTTTTGGCGTTCATGCTCACGCTGGAAGCACTGCTTTTAAGCTGAATCTGTCCACCGGCAATCAGGCTGATCGGCCCTTTCGCCTCGTCGTAGATTTCACCCTTGCAGTTGCGCCCGGTACGCTTGTCCACATACTGGGTATAAACACCCGTGTTCTCGTCGTATCGGTCATACGCCTGCCCCTGTTTGCTCGCATACTCCTTGCGGTACAGGCCCTTGTAGCCCTCCGCCGGGCGGTTGGTTTTGTTCCAGACCGTGCCGGTGGTGGTAGCCGCTGCCGTGCCGTTGCTGTTGTGGGCAACGCTGACGACTTGGCCGATGGTGGGCATTTTGTATTCGCCGTTGCTCATGGCGTTAATTTGGCGGGTCACGCTTTTTCCGCGATCAAAGTAGGTCACTTCATAAGTACCCGCTTTGTAGTCGATGGCACTGACCCGGCCCGTTCTGTTGGTGCTTGCCATTGTCTCACCTCCGCCGTTTACTTCAAGGCCACCATTTGGATGTCCTTGTTTTTGGTCGGCAGCTCTTTCGTTTCGGTGACGCAATAGCTGGCAGGCACCCAGCCCGTCACATTCTGCCCCACAGGCAGCTTCCCGCATCGGGCGGCGCTGTTGGTAATGCGATACCGTCCGTTTATCAGGATGCCGTCGTAGAAGTAGTAAGTGCCGCTCTTTGTTCCCGCCTTGTTGGTCGCCGTGCTGGAGACATACAGCGGGGCCTTGTTCAGTGTGACCGCAGCGCCCGCCGTGGCACCCGCCGCCGAGCTGGCCGCATTTGCCGCCGGGCTGGTGGTGGAATAAGTGCTGTCGTAACTGTCGGCCTCGTCGTCCTCCTGTTCGTGGTATTCGATCTGGCCGCCCACATCCCAGTAATGGAACGCCTTGCCGATGCCGCTGCACTCAAAGTCCGTGGTAAAGCCGTTCTTGGAAACCTTGTGTGTCACCTTGTCCACAAAGTATTTTCCGTTCAGGCAGCCAAAGCCGGTCAGATCAATGCTGTTTCCAGCACTCACCAGCCACTCACCATCCACGCCAAAGCGCAGCTTCGCCGTGCCGTGGTTTGCGCTGTTCAGCTCCGCGCAGAGCTGGACGCTGGCATCGTAAACACTGGTGGCCCTGCGGTTTACGCTCTTGGTGTGGCTTCCGCCGCCCACGCTGCACACGATGTCAATGTCCTTGTCCGGGTCTGTGTAGTTGAAATATCCGCCGGTATAGGTGCCGGACAGGGTGGTGGTGTAGCTAAAGCTCCCCGGCCTGATCTGCGACCGATGAAAGGTGCGCACAGACCGTTTTTCTTTGTACTTCTCCCTGTCATACACCCACAGCCGTTTGGCGTACACTTTCAGCACAAGCCCATAATTCTTGCATAGCTGGTTGTAATAGCTGCTGTCCGTGCCGTCCTGTTCGTCGCACTCTATGTCGTAGTCGTCTGCGTCATAGGAAAACTCCAGTCCGTACCGGGCCGCAATGCTCGCGCCAATCCTCTTGATGGAGGTGTTTTTCCAGATGTATTCCCGCTCCAGCTCGGAAAAATCGCTGTCGCTCGGCTTGCTCACGCCGCCCACCTGTAAGGTTGTCGGCGCGTCGGAATAATTCACATCGTCCAGAACGAACAAGCCGCACTCTATTGTCCGCCGGTCGCCCTCCCGCTCCCAGTTCATCCCTCGGATGATCGGTCGCAGGGTAGCGCCTTTCTCCGGCATCCAGCCGTACAGCCACTTGCTGTCCTGGGCGTTCAGGATAATGTCAATGCTGTCGCTGTTATCAGCCGCATTGTCCGTGTAGGTCAGGCTCTCGATCTCTGCCCCAACTTGCCCAGCAAAGGGCGCGTTGTTGTACAGAACATCCAGCGCCACACTTCTGGTCTTAATCATAGGCCGCCTCGTATTTCCACGGCGGCAGCAGACCGTCCCGTACCTCCGCCAGCTCCGGGGTGGAAAGCTCCACCCCGGCACTGAACGCAAAGGTGCCGATGTGTTCCGGGTTTGCTGCCATCAGCACATCGGCATGGTATTCATTTCCGTAGACCTCTTTGGCGATCACATCCCATGTGTCGCCGCTCTTGGTGATGTATGCCATACCGTCCTCCTGTTAATAGGCCGTCCGTGCGTATTTTCTCTGCATCTGGAGATACCACGCCTCAAAACGCGCCTGTGCTTCGGCAAGGGCAGCCTCCACCGCGTCGCGGTCTGCGTTGCCCTGAATGGTGATCTGCGGTGCAAAGGTAAAACCTCCGCCGCCAAAGCCGCCGCCCTCCGGGGCCGGGATGTCTGCCAGCTCCACAGGCTTTACGCCCAGCAGCTCGCCCGCTCGCGCCCATGTTTTCAGGTTGTCCCTACGGACACTGCGCTGGAAGCTGATAACCGCCTCCGTTCCCGCTTCGCCCGCGATGCTCACGCCGTTGGTAAAACCGCCCCGCGCCAGCATGGGGATTTGCGGAATGTTGATGGAGAAATTCTTGCCGCCAATGACCGGCACCCAGTCGGGGATAGTCAGGCCCAGCCCGTTAATGCCGTTGATCGCCTTGTTGATAAGGGAGATAACGGCATTGATCGGCGTTTTGAACAGAGCGCCCAGCGTGTCAAAGATGCCCACAAAGATGGACTTCACACCCTCCCACGCCTGGCTCCAGTTGCCAGAGAAAACGCCGGTAATGAAAGTGATGATACCCTCAAAGATCGTCTTAACGCCTGTGATGGCGTTGGTCAGACCCTCGGCGAATACGCTGAAATATGCCAGGACAGCCGGGATAACAACCTGTCCCACATTCAGCAACGCCGTTCCGATACCCTCAATGATGGGCCAAACAAACTGAATTGCCGTGCCGATGATCTGTGCCACCGTCATAACCGCCGACCCGATACCACTGATGATGCCAGAGATATACGGGGCCGCCGCCGAAATGGTTTGCAGGATGATCGGCATAACCGTCTGCGTGATGAAATTGAACACATCAAGGATGATCGGCTTTACCGTCGTAACGGCAAAATTCACGACCTGTTGGATAACCCCCATCACCGATTGCAGGATGGTGGTAATGCCGTCAAAGGCCGCCGCCGCGTCCGGGCCGAACAGGTTTGCGATGCCCTCCCGCAGCGGTGCCAGCGCGTTTGCCACGCCGCCCTCTGCAAACAGGCTGTTGAAGAACTCGCCCACCTGGCCCAAAGCCCCGGTGAAGCTGTCAAACACAGCAAGCCCCTGTTCACCAAAGACGCTTCCAATGATGTTCCTGATGCCCTCCAGGTTGTCGCCCAGGATGCTCACCACGGCGATAATGCCGGAGATCACGCCCACGATGGGCAACGCGCCGGAAAGCAGGCTTCCAAAGCCGCCCGCAAGCGGCCCCCAAAAACTACCCAGCACACCAGCGCCGGAGCTTGCGATTTTTCCCGCTCCGCCCAGCACTCCGCCGATAGCCTTACCTACGCCGGAATTTGCGATGCCGCCCACAAAGCCTGATGCCTTGCCGAGTAGTCCGCCCAAATTCTGTTTCAGGATGCTTCCCTGAATGATGCCAGCCGCACCCACGCCCGCTATCTTCGTGCGCAGGCCCAGCGTCGCCGTATTCAGTGCGCCGCTTATCATGCCGCCGAGCTTCGTATTGCCCAGCGTTTGCCCAAGGCCGCCCAGCGAGGAGCCGATGCCGCCGAGGTACTGGCCGACAGAGCTTCCGCCCACAGCCGTTTTAATGGCGCTTCCCACGCCCGTATAGCCAGACAGCAGGCCCGGCGTTCCCGCCGCAGCTTGCAGCAGCCCGGTCGTACCCTTGATGCCGTTGCCGGACACAAGGCTGGAAACCGTCGCGCCCAGCGTAGACAGAAAACCGCCGCCGGACGATGCGCCACCGAAAGCAGAAAAGAAACCCGCTCCCGCAGCGCCCGCTTTCTGGCCGCTCTGGAACAGGTTTTTGATGCCGCCGAATAGTCCGCCGCCCTTGCCGCCGGTGCCTCCGCCGCCGGTGCCGCTGCCAAACAGCAAGCCGCCCGCGCCGGATAACAGGCCCTCCGCAGCCGGGGCAAACTTCATAGCCACGAAAGCCGCAGCCACCTTTGCCAGAACGGACGCAACCTGATCTCCGTTGTTCACCAGATAATCAAGGCCCTTTTGGATGTAGGGCAGCGCCCAATCCATCGCGTCGCCCAGCTTGGAAACGCCCTTGCTTGCCAGCGTTCCCAGCGATTCCGCCAGCTTTGCCAGCTCCGGCATATTGTCCCGAATCTCATTCAGGAAGTCGATCATGGCAAGGCTAAATTCTTTCTTCGCAGGCAGGAACGCGGTGCCAAAGTCGATTTTCAAGGCTTGCAGTGCGTTGGCGTTCATCGTGTCGATGGCCTCCGATGTGCTGGCCTTGATAATAAACTCCCGCTCCATGCTTCCGCTGTACTGCGACGGGTCGCCCACCATGTTCAGCGCATCGAGGAACACGCCCATGTTTCCGACAACCTTTGCGTTTCCCTCGATGGCCCATTGACCAAACAGCGTACTCAACGCCGCAACCTGACGCTCCGACGGCATATTATTGATTGCCGTGTAAACGGCTTTCAGTGTGCCAATGCTGTCCGTTTGCATGGACTTTGCGACACCCTCCGCCGTGAAGCCCAGCTCCAGCCACAACTCCTTTTGGGCTTTCGTTGCATTGCTGCCCTTGCTCAAATTGGTAAAGGTGCGTTTGATGCTGGTGCCTACTCGGTCGCTCGCAACGCCGGTAGCCAGCATTGCATCCGCAAGGGCCGCCGTGGTCGCTACATCTGCGCCCGCGATCTGGCCCAAGCTCGCAGCGCTGTTGACCGCATTTGCAATCTCCGCCGCCGTTGTGGCGCTGTTTGCGCCCAAGTAGTTGATCTGGTCGAACACAACCATGATCTCGTCGTGGGTCATGTTAAACGACTTTTCCCACTTGGCCGCCCAGTTGCCCGCCTGATCTGCAGTAATATCCATTGCGGTGCCAACCATGGCAACATCTTTCAAGAAACCTTGGATGTTGCCTGCGCTGTCATACTGGATAAGGTCTGTAATTCCCTTGCCGGACTGACCAGCAGCGGCAGCGAGCTTTGTTAGCTCCTCCGCCGTCATAGGGATTTGAGTGCTTAAATCCAGCAGTGCATCAGTCATAGCGCCGTAGTTTTCTGCAAAGGTTTTCCCGGTTTCTGCCGAGATAAGGTTGCTCACCTTACCGGCACTGTCCGCCAGCCCGTCCACATACTTGACCACATCGGCCATTTGATGCTCAAATGCCTTTGCTTCTTTCGTGCAGTCTGCAATGGCGGCAATGGTGCCAGTCGCCAGCGCACCCATCGCCGCCAGCCCCGCTGTACCTATTTTGCTGATACCACGGGAAAAACTGCTGATCTGGTTTTGGGTATTGGTCAAGGCAGCCGTCAGGCTTTTGTCCATCTTACCGGCGATCTTGATGCTTAACTCTAATGTTTTGTTCTTCGCCATTCCTCCGCCACCTCATTATTCAGCTCGATAAACTCCTGAATCGGCAGCTTCAAATAGAAGTCAACGCCCGTCCGCGTTACGGCAGACAGGCGAATCGCAGCTTGACGCAGGGCCTTGGCTCCGCCCTTTATCCGAAAAAATCCGGGTCGTTCACCGCATTTTTCAGTTTCAGCAGCTCATACAGAGGAAGCCCGGTAAAGAACTCCTCCGGGATGCCGGTAGCCATGCTGGCGATTACGCAGGCGTACAGATAGTTTGTGGCGTTCTCCGTCACCACAAATCCCTCGCGGGCCAGTCTGTTTTCCGCTTCGCTCTCGTTCAGGCTGTTCAGGTCTGCGATACCGTTCAGGTCAATTTCCTGGTACTGCTTGCCCTTGTAGTGGCAGGGCTTCACCAGATGAATCACATGGTTTTCCGTGGTGCTGTCCACATTGAGATAGCCGCGCACGGCTGCTGCCACGCGGCGAGAAATGCCACGGGGCATCAACTTGAAGAACTCAATGGGCAGCTCCGTAGCCTTGACCGCAATGGTGCGGGCAAAGGCCGTAGTGGTTTCGCACAGCACAGCGGCGGCCACTTCCTGCTCGCCAAAAAGCTGGCGCTGCGCGTCGATGGCATCCTTGATCGTCAGCTTGTCCAGGCCGGACAGGTCGATTTCAGGATATTCCTTGCCCTCAAAAACATAGGGCTTTGCCAGCTTCACCACATTTTCCTGCTCGGTCTGCTGATCGGCAGGGGTTTCCATGGTTTCGGTCTGGCCCTCGGTCTTGATGTTCTTATCTTCTGCCATGATGATAAAGCTCCTTTCGGTGTGTCAGTGTTTCAGTGTGTCAGTGTTCCGCGTTATACGCAAACACAGCCCACCCGCATATTTGGGGTGGGCTGTGTCGTCTTATCCGGGTTAGATCAGGCTGTTAATGCCAGCCAGCATATCCACGCCCTTGACCTTGTAAACCCCGTTCAGCTTGTCCACCTCCAAAAGCTGCTCGCCGTCTACCTCGATCAGAATGTAGGTCAGCTCCAGCTTAACGGTGGCTTCCATGGTTTCGCCCTTTTCAACCTTGCCGGGGTTGAAGCTCTTAACGCGGCCCATTTCGACCACGCGCAGGCCCTTGAAGTTATAGCCGCCCGCCTTGTCGTACACCTGCTGCGCGGCGCGCAGGGTCAGGTTGACGGTGGACAGAGGACTGAGCATATCAGCCGCAGAGCTGTACAGGGTGTTAAACTGGATTTCCTGCTCCATGCTCTCAAACTGGCCGATGGTGGGGCTGTCGATCTCGCCGTTGACACCAACGCCAGAAATGGTGCTGGTCTTGGAGTTTACCTCCGGCAGAGTGACAGAGGCCGCAACGCCGATCATCTTCGTACCGTCGAGATAGGCGTTGTAGTCGTTGATCTTTTCGGGAATGTAGTTGTTGCTAATCATGTCGTTGTACCTCCCTTATTAGGTCAGCGCCGCAGACAGGGCATTGGGGTCGAACTCGATAATGTCCTCAATGTCCTCCGCAGGAGTAAACGGGGTGATGTACTGGTGGAAAGTGATCTTGCCATCCAGCAGATCGGTGGTGGTGTTCTCGGCCTCGTTGAAAGTGATCTCATAACGGGCGCACACACCACGGGCCACAAAGCCGTTACCGCGCACATTCTCGCTGTCCACAATGGCCTCGATCAGCCGCTTGTTGGCAGGGCTGTCAACCTTGGAGAAGTAGGTGAGAATGAAGCTGTTGGCCGCCCAGGTCAGGAAGCGGCGGACGCTAAACCAGCGGTCTTTGGGGTCGCTGGTGCCGGGATAGGCAGCAGTGTTGTTGCCCCACAGGCGGAAGCCGTTCATATTCAGCCAGGTAGCGATACCAAAGCTGTTCACGGTGTTGGCCTGCTCCTGGTCGAGCACCACTTCCGTACCGTCAGCCAGGCAGGCAGCAGAGATCGCAATGGTCTTGTTGCTGGGGCTGACATTGGGGGTGTCGTCGTTCTGCGCGTCGGTGTAGGCGGTCAGGGCGGATGCCAGGGCGGAGCCGCTGTAAACCACATCGCCCAGCTTGGCGTAAGGCCAAACGCCGTATGCGTTGGCATCGCTCACAGCCTGCTTCTCCTTGGTGGTCTTGACATCGGTGTACTTGGTGGCACCCTCCTCGGTGCTGTCAATGTCCACGATGCACACAGCGCCGAAAACGCCGTTGATGCTCTTGGTCTTGGCCTGGAGCGCAGCGGACACGGTGGGGTCTGCGCTGAAACGGGGAGCCAGCAGAATACCGGGGGTCATGGACAGCATGGGGTAAATCTGTCTGACCACTTCCAGGCCGGTTTCCTTGCCGGTGTTCACATCCACGCTGCCCACGATGTCGGCAGCAGTGACCTTGGCAGGGTCAATCTTGGTGCCGCTCACGGTCAGGTTGGTGGCACCGTCGCCCGCGCCGCCGGAGATCAGCACGATATTCAGGGTGCCGTCGTCGTTCCAGGTGGTGGTGTAGTCGGTGTCGGCCTCCAGAGTGGTGGCCTCGTTCTTCACGGTCAGCTTGTCCAGCAGAACGCCCGCCACATTCAGCAGCGCCTTACCGGCGTTCACCCGAATGGCGGTTTCCTCGATGGCCGCGTTGTGCTTATCAGGGTCAAGGACATTGATAAGCACCATAGGGGCAACGCCAACAACGCTAAAGTTAGCGCTGATGCACTCGCAGAGGGTGTATTTGGCAAAGTCAGCGTTATAACCGACAGCCTCCACAGCCTCCTTGTAGTTGTGAACCAGCAGCGGCACATTGACCGCAGCGGCAGGGTTTTTCAGCATATTGACCGGGGCAGTGCCAACGATCACCTGGAGGCCCGCCGTGCCGGTGATGGGGGCGCTCATGCTGGTGGCCTGCTCACTGGTATATACTCCGTGCTTGTAAGCCATACTGTTTCTTCCTCCTTACAGTTCGGATTTGATCTTGTGGTACAAGATGGCCTCCGCCGTTCCGGCGGTTTCCATCTGCTTTCGGGTCTGCGCAAAACGCTCCACCGGCACCAGCAGCGCCTTGGCCGCCGGGTGCTGTTCGATAAAGTCATTCAGCGCCGCCGGGATGTCTCCGGCAAATACGGTGTACTGCTTCACCACACCGCGCACGGTGGGGCCGCAGTAAACGCAAGGGCCGCCCTTTGCGGCCTCGGTGGCCTCTGCCATAGGCTCGGCCTTGTTCTCCGCTTCCGTGGCGATCTCCGCCGCCACAGGCGCGGTATCGGCCACGGCTTCCGCCTTGACCTCACGCTTTTTACTCATACCAGTTCCTCCAATTCGGTGTCTTGGGTCATGGCCGGGGCAGTGCAGGTCAGGGTGCAGGCCCCGAAATAATACGGGTGCGTGTCGTCCTGCTGCATCGCCCAAACAATGGGCTTCAAGATCGTAAACGCTCCGCCGAAATACGGTGCAGAGCATACCCGCTGGATGATGTCCTCTTTGATGTTCGCCACATCCTGGTAGCCCTCCCGCGCGCCGCCCGTGTCGTAGGCGCACACGATCAAGCTGAACTCAACCTTTTGGGGGCCGTCGTCGTCCTCGATCTGTCCGCCCGTCATGCGGGCCACGATATAGGGAGCTGCTGCCGCGTCCGTGTCAACATCGGAATCGTTGTCCTCCGGCACAGGCAAATCCTGTTTGAAGATTCGCAGGGCCTTTCGCCCCTCCTGGCCGTTGTACTTCTTCCCGGCAAACAGTTCCTCCAGCATTTCGATCAGCGCATCTT